GCTTCTCGACCAGGCCGACGATGCCGTCGATCTTCGGCCCGATCTTGTTGAACGTCACCACCGGCTGGCGCCGATCGTTCAATGTCTTGACTTGCTCCGCGGTCCACTGCGCACCGTGGCGATAGCGCCGCGCATTCTGCTGCTCTTGGATCTCGGCGGTCTTGCTATCGAGATAAGTCGTATAGGCCTGGATGCATTTCTCCAGCGACCAAAACCCGTCCTTGTTCGACTGCGAGTCGTCGTCAACGATCGCTGGGCCGCCGCTCGCGGAGCCACCCTGACGGTAGCCGCTAAAATTGACCACCGTGCTCACAGCCATGGCTAATTCCCGTACATCTGACGACCGATCGACAGCTTGGGCTTTTTCTTGTTGGGATTGGTCTGGCCGGCGACCTCGGCGGCCTGATCGGCCGCAGTGAAATCCTGCCCCACGCTCTGCGGCACGCCAGCCTTGGCGGCGAATTTCGGATCGTGCGCGACCGCACGCATGAAGCGTTGTTGCTTCGCTGACACTGACGGCATTCGCGTCACTCCATCAATAGCAACGCCAATCGCCGGGGTGCGCAGTGTTGTGCAGTGGCGCATAGCCGCTGACATCGCCGGGCTTGGGCTTTTCCTTCACCTTCGCCCACGGCCGCGACATGCAGGCATATCGAGTCTCGTCGCCAACATGGTCCTCGCTGTCGGTCATCACGTCCTCGGGCCGGTCGGGATCGTGCTGCAGGAACGGCACCGTCCTGATAAAGTCGGTGCAGGTCGAGAACACCACCAGCATCGCGTGGCCATCATCGTTCCCCACGAACCGCGCCCGCATGATGTCCCAGCCGCCCTTCACGCTGCCTCTGGGAACACGCTGGTTATCCGCGCGTTTAAACCACACCTTGCCATCGGAGCCGGTGCCCATGCGCTCGGAGATCGATGGGCCGCCATCCTCCAGAAAGGCCGAGGGATCGAGCACGCCGTAGGATATTTCCTCGCCCTTTTCCTTGGCGGCAATTTCCTTACCGACCACCTCGGCATGCAACTTGAGCCCGACGTTGGGTTGCCCCCTCGCCATGCCGTACCATTCGCGATAGCGCACCATGCAGCCGCGCGGCAGATAGTGTCCGTTCATCTCGCAGTCGTCGGTGACAACAGCCCACCAGCCGACCGAGAACGGTGACGCCGAGCCCCAGTCCATGGAGCGGAACCGCATCCAATCCTTCGGTATCTCGAACGGCCGAATGATGTGCCGCTTGCTATCCCAGCAGTCGAAGAATGCACCCATGGTGACGGACCAATCGCCGTCTAGCCATGCCGCCACCAGTTCCTTGCTACCGACCGCGCGCAGCCGCTGCGTATAGGCCTCCACGTCAATGTGCTGGTTATTCCCCACCCGCGACGGAATGTAGATGCGCTCCAGTCCGGTTACCGGATCGCGAATGATGCGGTGCCCAAGCGGGGCGGGATCGACATATCGAGCGCGTACCCATTGATGTCCCGGGCCGCCGGGGTTGCCAGTCAGCCGCACACTCACCGGCACACCCGCGCCCGATCGCAACGTCGCGAACATCTTGAAGATCGGCGCCGGCGAGGGAAAGTTGCCGGCCTCCTCGATATAGAGTTTCGTGTAGCTGTGGCCCTGATAGCCCTCGGCATCGGCGTCGCGGTCGAGATAGGCGAACTTCAGCCGCGCCCCATTCGGCGCACGCCAGACCTTCTCGTTTTCCGTATAGGTCCACCTGAGCGGCGTGAACAGCACACGCGACCGCTCGATCATGTCGGCAAGCTCGACGTAGGTGCGCCGGATCATCAGCCCGGAGGCATTTGCACCGTAACGATCGGCATGAAACATCCAGTCGCCGAGCACGCCGTCAGACTTTCCGCCACCGCGGGCGCCGCCGAAGAACACCTCGAACACATCGGACTGAAGGAGTGCCCATTGTGCAAAGTTGCTTCCAGGCGACCAAAGCACTCGCTCGACGGGTTCACTGAAGCTTGGTTCCACTCCCATTGGTGCTGCCTTCGATTACATGCGGATCATCGGGATCGAGATAGTCTCCGCTGTATTTCTTGAACCACGCTTCCCGCGAAATCGGCTCCGGCAGATGCGCCACATAACGAACATTGATGTCCGCTGTGATGGTGGCGGTGGTGAGGTCCGGCACGCATTTGCGCAGGAGTATCTCGGCCGCGCGGATCTGCGACATGCTCATCTCGATCCCGTCGAAGATGTGCGCCTGCAACTTCTGAACCAGCAGGATCGCCTTGATTTTCAGCCGCACCGCATCGGGATGAAACGTAGTTGCGTACGTTTCTGTTTCTTGACGCCATAAACACCCTTTGGCATGACGCCTCCTATTACGTTGTGCCCGGGCCGCCCTCGGTGATCCAGGGCTCAATCTGACCGGGGAAGAAATATCCGCGTTGGTTTGAACTACCTGCTGATACCGGGAAACCATGTCCCGGCCCGCCCGTTCCAAACGGGGGCTCCCCCCCTCCGCGGTAGTTGACGTATCCCAGGGGCTTGTCCAGCCAGCGACTGTCTATGACATGACCCGCGCGCATTATATATCCCGGCTGCTGCCATCCTCGCGGCAGCAATCGCGGGTTATTGGTTGACATTCCGAATAGTCCCGGTGCGGGATCAGAATTGTAATATTGTCCCGAAGGAACTTGAGTTTCCGGTTGCGTGCCCGGAATTGAAAACCATCCGCCTTCCGGGCCGCTCGATTGCACCGTCTTCCCATAATCCGGTTGATACCGCCCCCCCCGTGTGATGGCGGCGCTGACTTGCTCATGAGTTGCCGGCGCACTCGCCCAACTTGCGATTGTTTCAGGATCCCACGATGGTGCAACGCCGCCTGCATCAACAATTTCAGCCATGGATTTTCCGCCATACGGATTGTTCTGCGCCATCTGCGCAAGTCCAGGCACCTCATCCATGGCTGTGCTCCCTAGTAGATCTGGCGGCCAATCCGCACCGGACGCCGCTTAATTGAACCGTACCCAAGTGCCTGCGCCATCGGACTGTTCGGATCGGGTGGCTCGGCGGCCGGCCCGGGTTCCGGCATGAAGCCGCCGTATTGCTCGGCACCGGGATCGATGCCTTCGCGCCTGTCATCCATGCGCGATCGCCCGAGTGCGATCAGGCCTGGATCGTTGAGCATGCGGTTCCAGTTGGCCTCGTTGAGCGGCAATCGCCCGCTGTCAACCATCTCCATCAGGCCGGGAGAGGGATCCTGCGCATTGCGCGTCTGCCGCAACATCTCGCGTTCAACCCCGCCATATCGGCCGGGATAATTCGGGGCCGGTAGTTTGGGCCAACGGTCAATGTTCTCCGTCTTGCCCGTCTTGCCCGGCTGCGGCATGTGGGGCACGACCGTGCCCGGCTGATCCGGCACGAAGTATTCCGGGCCTTCCTCGCCCACCACCACCCACTCGTTCTTGGCCACATGGCCACCCTCGGCTAGACCACGAGGAGGCGCTTCCTGCGGCGGTTGCGCCGCAACTGCGGGGCCTTGGTCAGATGGCCAAGCAGCAAAATCGGAACCAATGCCACCCCCAGCCGGGAGCGCACCCATCGCGTTGTACCAAGCATTATGGTGGCCGTAGTTCTCGACGCCGTAGTGCTCTTTTCCGATCGTGGCGTTGGTTGGATTGCCACCGAAGCGCGAGCCTTGGCTTGTTGCCGACGAATTGCCGGTCGACAGCCCCGTGGTATTCGACCCGCCTGCAATCGCGGCCAAAAGGTCATCGGTGAGCGCACCGCCCTTGATCTTTCCGCTGTCGATCTTGCCCCAGGTGTCAGGGAAATAGGCTCTGTCATTCAAGTATTGCAGCAAATCGCGCCCGGTTGCCGCTCGCCCTTCCCGTGATGCCTCGGCCGCAACCTTGTTCATTGCGGTTTCGAGAAATCCCAGAACAGCGGCCTTGCCCTGGCTTCCCACTTCACCAGTGACAATCAGGTCGAGCGTGTTTCGCAAGCCCTGATTGGTTTGCAAATCGTTGATGACGTTAGAGCGTTGTTCGGAAAGCCGGCTCTGTATCGTACCGGGATCGGCCTGCGGCGCCCGCAGTTGCCCGGGTTGGCTTCTTCCGCTGCTACGCGCCTCTGCCGTGCTGATCGGGTTGAAGTTCTGCAGGAGATTGAGCAGTGAGGCTTGCTGCCATCCCCGTGGGTCTAAATTTTGCTGTTGCTGTTCTCGCTCTATCTGTTGCTGCTGTAAAATGTCGGGATCTATAACCGGGGTACGGCCAACACCTCTATTTGGGTCATAAACTGTTTCGCTGCGCGGATCTCTTGGCTCC